TAGGCAATGGTTCAATTGTCACAACAGGTTATGTTTCAAATGCTAATGCTATGGGTAATACAAATGGTTCAACTTCAGGTAGCAGTTTAGTAACCACAGGATTTGTTGTATTAGGCTATAGTGCTACTTCCACTTCAACTTATAGCGGTCAAATTGTTCTTACATTGCTTGGTAGTAATGTTTGGGTTTCTAATGGTGCTATAGGAAGTAGCACACAAGAAATGGCTTGTTCTGCTGGAACTGTTACTTTATCAGGCGCACTTGATAGAGTTTCTTTAACCACAGTAAACGGCACAGATACATTTGATGCTGGCTCTATTAACATTCTTTACGAGTAAAAAATGACCGCTGCCTACACACAATCTCGTGACAAAGTAATCCAAGGTGCCTTGCGTGTATTAGGCGTTATTGGAGCAGGAGATACACCAACTCCTGAAGACTACGATAATTGTTCTCAAGCCCTAAATCTGTATATTAAGCAATTGCAGACTAAGGGTATGCCATTATGGAAAGTAGAAGACTTACAAGTTCCTATGGTTATTGGACAGAATACTTATAACCTTGGCCCAACAGGTGATGTAGTTACTACTCGACCTTTAAGAGTGGTTATGGCGTTTATTCGTAACCCTAATAACCAAGATACCACCTTACAGGTCATTTCTCGTCAAGAGTATATGCAACAGGGCTATAAACCGTCTTCTGGTACTCCTAATCAGGTTTACTATGACCCACAATTAAACAATGGTGTGTTGTATGTATACGACACTCCTAGCGCAACAGGTTATACCATTCACTTACAAGTACAAATGCCTGTAGATGATTTGCTCAATCCTAATGCAATCCCAGACTTTCCTTCTGAATGGTTTAATTGCCTCAAGTTTGGATTGGCAGACCAATTAGCTCTTGAGTATGGTGTTCCCGCACAAGTACGTGCTGAACTAGCTCAACGTGCCGCCAAACTAGAGGAAGTAATGACTGATTGGAGTCAAGAAGAAGCTAGTACCGCATTCTCGCCTTCTAACCGTTTCTACAGCTAATATGGCAGTCTCAAGAATACCTCTTGCTCATAACATTGGTAGCCGTAATGGAACCTTGGATAAAGATTCAAAGCTAGGTAATGCCATTATTGAAGTAGAAAAGAAAGAGTCTATTGCAGCCGTTAAACGCCCAGGACTTAAGTCTTATCAAACCCTAACTGCAGGAGAAGGACTTGGTATCTTTGCCGCTGGTAGCCACCTACTTACTATTATTGGAACTAAGTTCTATGACAATGGCGTACTTAATGCTACCACTGTCGATGGTGGGGATGAATACGATTTCATCTTCTCAGTAGACCAATCTCAGGTATTTTTTAAGAATGAGAACCACGGATATGTCTATACCATTGCAACAAGCACCATTTTGGATTTATCTGGCACCATAACGACCGAAAGTGGTACGACTGTTAGTGGTAGTCCTACGGTAACATTGTTTGCAGCTAACCCTGCAATTCAGGTTGGTCAAGTGGTTACTGGCACGGGAATCCCTGCTGGTACTTATGTTCTAACCGTATTTGGAGCGTCTCTGACGTTATCACAAAATGCTGCCTCTTCTGCTACCTCTACTCTTACCTTTACTACCTCTTATCCTGGTACTACTGTATCAGGTGCTGTTTTCGTAGACGGTTACTATGTTGTTGGAACTCCCGAAGGACTGTTGTATAACAGCAACGTGGAAGACCCTACGACTTGGCAAGCCATTAACTATCTTGGCGTGGTGTCTGATGCCGACCCATTATTGTGTATTGGTAGAACTATTAATTACATCGTTACGATGGGGTCTCATCATATTGAGTTCTTCTACGATGCAGGTGTAAGCCCAGGCAGTCCATTCCTTCCTTACCAGAACTCTGTAATTCAGTTTGGTGTAGCAGCAGAAGATTCTTTAGTACAAATGGACAATACCCTTGTTTGGATGGGTACAAGCCACCAAAAGGGCTTTCAAATGATGGCTATGTCAGGCCAGACTCCTCAAATTATCTCTAATCAGTATATTGAGAGGATTATCAATAACTGTAATCCTGACTCTGCTTATGCCTTTAGTATTAAGACATCAGGGCATTCATTATACGTATTAACCCTTAGAGACTTAGGGTATACCCTAGTATATGATTTTGCTCAAAACGGCTGGACATACTGGACTTCCACTGAAAATAACGTAGAAGGTTATTTTAAGGGTCAGTTCTATACCAAGTTTCAGAACATGGACTTAATCCAACATGAAACCAATGGTAAGGTCTATGAGTTTGACCCCAATACATATCAAGATGATGGCAATCCTATTACCGTATTAGCTCGTACCCCATTAATAGATGGCGGTACTAACCTACGTAAGTTCTGGAGAAGTGTCCAAGTAGTAGGAGATAAAATTGATTCTTATGCCCTATTACGATATACCTCAGATGATTATCAAACATATTCTGCGTGGCAGAACGTTAACCTAAATACCTCTAAATCCGAAGTCCATAGACTAGGACAAGGGCGTAGAAGGTCATTTGACTTACTTCACCAAGATAACGTACCATTGAGACTCGAATATTTCGAAGTAGACGTGGAATCGGGGGATACGTGATAACTTACCAAGAAGAAGCCTATTCTAAGTGTATAGATGAGCTTAAAGCCATTTATCCAGAGCATTATGAAGAATTGGCAGTAGAGAAGTCTGTACCACTTGAACCAGACTATGAAACATACCTTCTTCTTGAAAAACTTGGTAAAATCAGCTTAATAACCTGTCGTAAAGACAATGAATTAATTGGGTACATAATGTTCTTCATTAATACCCATATGCACTATAAGTCTTGTAAAGTAGCACATGAAGACATTTATTATCTAATGAAGCCTTATAGACAAGGTAGAATTGGGATAAAATTGTTCCAATACGCTGAACAAGCAATGAGAGAGAAAAAAATAGACAGGATTATCTTTGGTACTAAGGTGTATCTAGATAATTCTAAATTGTTCGAATATTTAGGGTATAGATTCTATGAGAAATTATATACCAAACTACTCTAGGATGAAACATGAGTGATTCAGTCAGCAGTTTTTTTAGTGGCGTTGGAGATGTAGCTTCCAGTGTTGGTAATGCCGTTGGAGGCGTTGCTCAAGACATTGGTAATTTGGGAGCAGGTTTTGACCAATTTGTTGGGTCTTCAATCCCAGGTGGATGGGCAGGATTAGGTGCTTTAGGTGCTGCTGCGTTTACTGGTGGTGCTTCTCTTGGACTAGATGCTGGATTAGTTGCTTCTGCTGATGCTACTGCCGCAGGATTGGGATATTCTTCTGCTGCCGAGGCTATTCAAGCTGGTGCCATTACTGCTGAAGGATTAGGACTTCCCGCTGCTACGACTGCTGCTGATTTAGCTGGTGTATCAGGTTCTGCTTCTGCAGGTTTTTCTGGATTGGGTAGTGCTACTTCTGGAGCAGGTGCAGCCTCATCTTTCACACCTGAAATGTTAGCGGCTGCTCAAGCCTCTTCTGACCCAGTTGGAATGTTGTCTTATTTGTCAGGTGCTACTCCACAAGAGATTGCTGCAGCTACTGGTTCAGGAGCACAAGCAAGCACATTATCACAGATGCTTGGATATGCTAAAACTGGTGCTGACATCGTTGGTGGCGTTGGAAAGATTGCTGGTGGAATTAAAGCATTAGGTGCTGGTAAACAAGTTGGTCAATTACAAGCTGACCCTTATGCTCAGTATCGTGGACAAGCTGCTTCACAATTACAGAACCTATTAATGAACCCACAGTCTGTTACTCAGACTCCTGGATACCAATTTAACTTGTCACAAGGTATGCAAGGTTTACAGGCTCAACAAGCAGCACAAGGACGATTAGTCTCAGGTGGTGCTTTGTTACAAGGTCAACAATATGGACAGAATTTAGCTTCTCAAACATACCAACAACAATTGAGCAACTTATCTACATTGTCAGGTGCTAATCAATCTCCTGCTACTGGTGCTACTTCACAGGCTGGTTTAATTGCTGGACAACTAGGCGGTCAATTAGGTGGTTGGCAAGGTATTGCTGGTGGTGCTGGAAACGTATTAAACCCACTACAGACTTTGTACTCTCAGTATAATCAATCATCCCCTTCTGTAAGTTAAGGAACTATTATGGCAGCAGGAATTGGAACCGAATTATTTAATTTAGCTTCTAGCTTTGACCCCTACGGTGCGTATCGTGAAGGTGGTATGGCTCCTCAGAAGTATGATATTGAGCAACAAAAGCTAGACGTACAACAACAAGCCATGAAAGAAGCTCAACAAGAGTTGGGTGGAGCTAAACCTGCAGGAATGCAAGCTGGAGCACAACCTTTAGCTGGAATGGCTAAGAGTATGTTCCCTCCAGGTGTTGAGTTACAGACTCCAGATGGTATTCCTACCTCTTCAGGATTGTTTCAACAACAGATGACAAACTCCCAACAAGATTTAACTGCTTCTCAAAAGATGATGAAAGAAGCTACTGTTGCTAAAGCAATGGGTGATACCAAGAATTATGCTAATTTAGTATCTGAAGCTCGTCGTTTACAGACTACAGCCACCATTAACATGGGTAATGCCAAGAAAGAGTATCAAAAGTCTATTGATGATGGTCTAGAGTCTTTATATGGCGCAAATAGCCAGACTGAATACAATCAAAGACTACAAGATGCTTTAACTCGCACAGGTATGCCAATGCCAAAAGGAATTCCTGAAACATGGAGCCCAGATGTTCGTGCAACATTACTTTCTAAGATGTCTCCTGAGGCTCGTACTAAAGTTGAAAAAGAAGACCGTGCTGAAAAGAAAGCAGTTTCTGATGAAAAACATCGTCAACTTCAAGACCAAAGATTAGAAGCATTACTTCGCAATGGTCAAGGCGGTGGTAAAGAATCTCCTCAAGCTACTCGTGTTATTCAAGCCTTTACACAAACTGCAGATGCTTTAACTAACGTTGCAAACTTGCCAATTACAACTGGCCCAATGTTTCAACAGAAGCAATTTGGCAGTTTATACACAGCCCCACTATCAGCATTAAATCAAAGGCTATCAGACGAAACTGCAC